AGACCATTCCATATTCTTGATGATGCGATGGTTGTTGCCATTTATAAGAACTGGTCTTTTAGTTATTTAGAACGATTTTCTGGTATGGAATGGATCTTGCTTCTTCCAGTTCGTTGGGATAAATGAGATAAAGATAACTTCCAAGTTCTTCCCAGGTGTAATTCTTGAACTCACCCCAGTGGTAATTCAGTCCCCTAAAACCCCAAGGATAAACACCCACACAAGCAATCAGAGGAAACTCATCATACTGGATCTTTTTTGTTTTTGCCTGGTAGATAAAGGTATAATATCTTCCAACACTGGGTGCCACTTCAAACTCATCAAGTACTTCCAACAGAGCAGTCATCATATCATCAGGATCACCCATATTGGCAATCTCGTTTGCAGCACCACCAGCGAGTCTGTCGTTATCGCTTTTTAGGTAGTCTTCTTGTTTTAGAGTTTCGACGTTTTGTGCCATAAGGTTTTATCCCGAGGTCATCTTCTGTTAGGATCTTGAATTCAACCCCATTATCTTTACAGAACTCTGCCGCATACTTCCATTTGGCTTCGTTCTTGGCATAAGTTTTTGCCTCATTAATATAAGTTTTTGTTACTTTGCCACTCGCAGGTTTTGTGGGTGGAGAACATTGTTTCTTTGGTTTGATCTCAATCAGATACTTCTTGATTTCACCGTTAGGACGTTTCATCTCAACGAGAGCATCAGGATAATAACGATGAACTCTGCCGTCAATTGGATTCACATATGGTATGCTAAACTCTTCAGCCGCATACTTTAGAACATTGTCATTACGATCACACCACTTGAAAAAGTGTAACTCCCAAGAACTTCTGTAAATGATGTTGTTGGTATCACCTTGATACTTCTCAGGATGTTGTGGGTGAAACCTACCCTGATTCCATTTTGCGTCCTTAGGCATACCCCACTAAATAATCACATAAGTATCCATATTTATAAATGGCATCCACAGGATCTGGTGCGCCAAAACCAAAGAAGGTTAGGACTGCTGATCTAAGGAGCGACTTCTTGAGAGTCGCTCAGACTTCGGTCTTTATTGTAAAGATTCAACCACCCGCAGAAGTTGCTGCTTACCTGAGGGACAGGGGAATCAATTACCCTCAAGATGGGGAGGGGATTGAACTAATGTGCAACCAAACTTCACTGCCAGGTCACAAACTGGGAACAGTTGATGTTGAGAATGATTACATTGGTGTCTCTGAGAAGATGGCAATGAGGAAGAATTATGATGAAGCAATTGAGTTTACTTTTAATGTGAACTACAAGTATGATGTGGTTCAGTTCTTTGAAGGTTGGATTGATTTTATCGCTGGTCACAGAGGAGACCAGAGCAGGTATATTAATAGATATGCCAACTACAGAATGAGTTATCCCTCCTCATATCGTTCCGATAACGTTTATATTACCAAGTTTGAGAAAAGTGTAGAGTATGAGAACGAGTTGGAGAAGTCTGAACAGGAAACCTCATATAAGTTAGACTATACTTTTGTTGGCGCTTTTCCTCTCTCGATCCTCCCAACGAATGTGAGTTATACGAAAAGTGATGTCCTTACTTATCGTGTAAGGATGGATTATATTCGTTATGTTTGTGAGCGCAATGTAGTCCAGAATGCTGCCTAAATAAACTACCTGATTTTACATAATGCCTTTACCAAAGATTGCAACTCCTTATTATGAGTTGACATTGCCTTCGACAAACAAAACAATTAAGTTTCGTCCTTTCCTTGTAAAAGAGGAGAAACTTTTGGTTTTGGCTCTGGAGACAGAAGACACTAAACAAATCACCAACGCAATCAAGCAGGTCCTTAAGTCCTGCATCCAAACCAGAGGAGTGAAGGTCGAGAACCTTCCAACCTTTGACATTGAGTATTTGTTTCTCAACATTCGTGCCAAGTCTGTTGGGGAGGTTGTGGAAGTCACCATCACCGCTCCAGATGATGGAGTGACACCAATCGATCTTGAGATCGATATTGAGGAGATCCAAGTCCAGAAAAGTGAGGACCACACCAAACAAGTCAGGTTGGATGACAATCTGATGATGGATATGAAGTACCCATCACTGGATCAGTTTATTAAGAACAACTTTGACTTTGAGGGAAGCACCACATCACTGGAACAATCATTTGAACTGATTGCCTCTTGCATTGATAAGATTTACAATAAAGATGAGGTCTGGGCATCTGAAGACTGCACCAAGAAAGAGTTAGTTGAGTTTTTGGAGCAAATGAACTCAACTCAGTTCAAGCAAATTGAGAAGTTCTTTGACACAATGCCAAAACTTTCTCACACACTTGAAGTTGTGAATCCTAAGACGAAAGTAAAAAGCCCTGTCGTCCTGGAGGGTTTGCAGTCTTTTTTCGCGTAGGAATGGTACATATGAGTTTGGAGAGTTACTTCAAACTTAATTTTGCCTTGATGCAGTACCATAAATATTCTTTGACTGAGATTGAAAATATGATTCCCTGGGAAAGGGACATCTATGTGACTTTGTTGCAACAGCACATCGAAGAAGAAAACGAAAAGATGCGCCAAAATGGATAGGCAAAGGCTCTACAATCTGCTCGGAGTTGGTGAGGAAGATGATCTCACTAATGAAGAACTTGGCGCTCTGGTTAAAGAGAGACTTATTCTTTCGAGAAGAAATCCTGGGTCTCTCAGTGGAGAGGATGACGAGTTTCTTCGAGAAGTAAGAAATCAACTCAAGGACGAAGTAACAGATAAGGGAGATAAGAAGTCATCAAAGAAATTTACCAGTAAGTTTCTTGGTCTTGAACCAAAAGATGGGGCAGTGTCTGGCGGTCAGAAACTGCTGACGGGAAGTAAGGAACAGAAGCAAGCAGAGGAAGAACAAAAAGAAGATTTTGTCACCAAGATGTCTGAGGCACTCTTTGGTGTTGCGGCCTCTCTGAACGGTATTAATAAATCTCTGATGTTCCTGCTGGGGATGGAGAAGTCTGCAGCCCAGGCAGAGAAGACATCGGCAATTGTTCTTGCAAGAAAGCAGCAAGAACAAAAAGCAAAAAGAACAGATAAGAAGGAAGAAGAGAAGGAAAAGGCAGAGATGCCAAAGATTCCTTTCATGGAGAAGATAAAGAGGTTCCTAACAAATGTTGCTTTAGGAAGTCTTGCTGCTTGGTTGTCCAAACCCGAAAACAAAAGTAAAATTGATTATATATTTAACTTTCTTGAGGAGCATGGTGGAAAGATTCTGACAGCTTTGGTTGCACTGTTGGCACTTGACATTGCTCTTAAGATCGGCACAGCGATTTTCGCTATAAGAGCTGCTGTTCTTGCTGCTAAGAACTTATTGTTTAGACCCAAACCCACTCCAGATGTACCAACCACACCTGGTACGTCAACTCCAAAACCACCAAAATCAGGTTCACTTCAAGGAAGCGGAGCCGCACCTAAACCTAGACCTGGTGCAGGAACTATTCTTGGACCAAACGGAAAACCAATAGGTGGAGGTGGAGTTGGGTCGTATCGTGGCGGGACACCAGCAAGAGCTCCATCAATCCCCAGACCAGGACAAGGAATTACTCCAAGAACTCCAATAGTTCCTGGTGCTCCTAAAATTAAACCAGGAGCGACCATGGTTGCTGGAATGATCATCGATCCGATTTTTAATTCTTTGATACAGAAACCCCTTGAGGATGCGATCCAACAAGATGCACTAAACAGGAGGCTTAATGATTTCAAAAAACTCACTCCCGAGGAGCAATTAGAAGCTCTAAAACGACTTGAGGAGCAAATTCAGGAAGACCAGGATTATGTTTTAAATGATCCTCGACATGCTGCAGAAAGGGTAATTGCCCTTGGTGGTACAACAAGTTCCGAGAGGAAAATTCAATTCGGATATAAATTATATCAAGCTGGTGCTGAAATTTACAATAACAACCAATCACAATTGCCACAATCAGAGGTAGATTCATCATCTGTCAGCGCAATGAGTCAAGAGACTCCATTGACTCCAGATCAAGATCAGCAAAAGAAAGAGGTGAATCATTTGGGAGCAACACCTCCACCCTTCACAGAACCAACTGCCGAGGAACTCAAACCAGAACTCAAACCAGAGAAACCTACGGATACAACTCCAGAGTTTCAACAATTGATGCAGAATAAACCTGTTGCTCCAGAGACACAGAAAATTTTAGAAGGTCTCTTCCCACCACAGAAAGTCTCCTCTGTTTCACAGTATGGTGATCTTCAGACAGCATTTGGAACTGGTAATTATAATACAGCTGGATCCAGTGCCTCACAAGAAGACGCTCCTGTTTTCTCACCTGTGGATCCAAACAACATCAATGTTGCGATGGTGTCTGGCATTTACAACAGTCCTGTAGCGGTATAAGGCGAT